GACTAATTGTACAAGGCAATTATTGATTATAAGTTTTATAAAATACAATAAATATTTTTAGATGAATGGACCTATGTGACTGACACGACAGTAAATCTTGTTATTTCTAAGTCTAACGAAGTAGTTTTAAAAATTCATACAGAACCTCATATTGAATATGAGTTGCGGGATCACTTCAAGTTTGAAGTTCCCAATATGAAATTTATGCCTCAATATCGCAATAGGCATTGGAACGGAGAGATTCACCTATACGATATGAGATCAAAGCAGATCTATGTCGGTCTGTTAGATAAGATTATATCTTTCTGTAACAACTACGGATACACTTATAAATTTGAAAGTAATAAGTTCTACGGACTTCCTTTTGAGATCAATGAACAAATTTCATTTGAAGGAGTCAAGGACTACATGAACTCTATTTGTGCTCATACTCCCAGAAAGTATCAGGTTGAGGGAGTATATGATGCTTTACGACATAATCGAAAGCTATTGATAAGCCCCACAGCGAGTGGCAAATCCTTAATGATTTATTCCCTCGTAAGATATTATGTGGATAAAGGACAAAAAATTCTTTTAGTTGTTCCAACGACATCTCTTGTAGAACAGATGTACAAGGACTTTTTGGATTATGGTTGGAATGCTGACTCATATTGCCACCGTATCTATTCTGGTCGTGAAAAAAGTAATGATGCACCAGTAACCATCACAACTTGGCAGTCTGTCTATAAGTTAGATAGAACTTTCTTTGAAGACGACAATGTAGTTATAGGAGATGAAGCACACCTATTTAAGAGCAAGTCTCTTATTTCAATTATGACCAAACTTCATCATGCCAAGTATAGATTTGGTTTCACAGGAACTTTAGACGGCACACAGACGCATAAATGGGTCTTAGAGGGAGTCTTTGGACCATCATATAAAGTTACACGAACAGACGAGTTGATGAAACAGGGACACCTTTCTCAACTTGATATTCAATGTATTGTGCTAAAACATCCTCCTCACAAGTTTGAAGTATATGAAGATGAGATTCAATATCTTATTTCACATGAACAACGAAATAAATTTATTACTAACTTAGCATTAGATTTAAAAGGCGATACCCTTGTCTTGTTTAGTCGTGTTGAATCACATGGAGCAATTCTTTTTGATAAGATAAATAGCAGCAAGGGTGAGAACCGTAAAGTATTTTTTATACACGGTGGCGTTGATACTGAAGAGAGGGAGTTGGTAAGAGAGATAACAGAAAAAGAAAATAATGCAATCATCGTTGCCTCTTATGGAACTTTTTCTACTGGTATTAACATTAAGAACCTCCATAATGTGATCTTTGCTTCACCCAGTAAATCGAGAGTTAGAAATCTACAATCAATTGGAAGAGTACTTAGGATAGGAAAAAATAAAACTAAAGCAATACTCTACGACATCTCTGATGATTGTACTTACAATTCAAGGAAAAACTACACACTAAACCATCTCATAGAAAGAATTAAAATTTATAATGAAGAGAACTTTAATTATGAGATAATCACTATTCAATTAAAGAGTTAATATGGAAGAAGATTTTTATGCAACCCTAAAATTAAACACAGGTGAAGAAATATTCGCCAAAGTAGCAGCATCCGAAGAGGAAGATAGAACTTACATTGTATTGTCTTATCCTATTACGATATCAGAAATTAAAACTAAATCTGGTAAACAGTTTGGTTATAAAATGGAACCATGGTTAAAAACTACTACTGATGATATGTTTATTCTTAAATTAGATGATGTTATAACAATGAGTGAATCATCTGATATTGAAATAATATCTTTATATCAATCTTATGTAAGACAAACAAGCAAACTTTCGAGTAATTTATCTAAGACAAAAATGTCTAGAAAAATGGGATATATCTCTAATGTCAATGATGCTAAAGAAATTCTAGAAAAACTCTACGAGAATAGTTAAGCTTTAAAGGTAAGCTATAGCTGTCTTATCAACCTTAACAAAGATATCCTACTGATGATTTGAGTACTTGTCAAGTATTTAACTAAATGGTATAATTTATAGATAATATGAGATATTTTTATGATTCAATCAGGAATGGCAAAAAGAAAAAGATCGGAACATTACGTCAACAATAAAGAATTCCTTGCTGCTCTTATTGAACATCGATGCAATGTCGAAGTTTCTTATAGAAAGAAGTTTGGAAAGAATTTAGAAGAACAAGATAAGTCTGAAAGAGCAAAACGATGGGATACGAAACCTCCTATTCCACGCTACATTGGTGAGTGTTTTTTAAAGATTGCAAATCATCTATCATTTAAACCAAACTTTGTTAACTACATGTTCAAGGAGGACATGATCTCTGATGGAATCGAAAATTGCGTTCAGTACATACATAATTTTAATCCTGAGAAATCCCAAAATCCTTTTGCTTACTTTACGCAGATCATTCATTATGCATTTCTCAGACGTATTCAAAAAGAGAAAAAGCAATTAGAAATCAAAAACAAGATTATTGAACGATCTGGTTACAGTGAGGTGTTTGACGACAACAACACCCTTGACGGATCGAACTACTCCGAGTATAATCAAATCAAGGATAATGTCCATTCTAAACTGCGTGGATAATGAAAATTGCAATCATTACCGATCAACACTTTGGTGCTCGTAAAAACTCTAAGTTATTTCACGATTACTTTCTAAAGTTCTATAATGATGTGTTTTTCCCGACGCTGGAACAGTACGGGATAACCACAGTTGTAGATATGGGAGATACCTTTGACAGTCGTAAAGGCATTGACTTCTCTGCACTAGCATGGGCAAAGAATAATTACTACGATCGCCTACATGATCTTGGTATAAAAGTTCATACAATCGTTGGCAATCACACCACATATTACAAGAATACCAACGATGTTAACTCTGTAGACTTACTCCTACGGGAATATAAAAACGTTAATGTCTACTCAGAGGCAACTGAAGTAAAGTTAGGAAACTTAAAAACGTTGTTTATCCCATGGATTAATGCAGAAAATCAAGACAAGACTTTCAAACGTATTGAAAGTTCAATTTGCAAAGTCGCGATGGGGCACCTTGAACTCCAAGGATTTAGAGTTAATAAACAAATCGTCATGGAGCATGGTCATGATTGCGAGTTATATTCAAAGTACTCCAAGGTCTTCAGCGGTCACTATCACACTAGATCGGATAATGGACGGGTATACTATCTGGGAAATCCATACGAAATGTTCTGGTCAGATGTCGGTGATCGGAGAGGATTCACCATCTTTGATACAGAGACTCTGGAACACACTCACGTAGATAATCCTCATAGAATGTTCTATAACATCTATTATGAAGATACTTCTTATCAAACATTTGATACTAGAGAATATGAGAACAAAATTGTACGAATCATTGTTCGTAAAAAGACTGATCTTAAAAATTTTGAAAAGTTTGTAGATAAACTTTATGCCTCAAATGTTTCTGAACTCAAGATTGTTGAGAACTTTCAAATTCAAGAGAATGAAGAGTTTGAAGCATTTGAGTCAGAAGATACTCTTTCTATCTTGAATAGATATGTGGAAGAAGCAAAAATAGATCTTGATAAGTCTATTGTTCAAAACCTTATTTCTGAAGTCTATCAAGAAGCTTGCGAAATGGTATAATGTTTATTTTAACAATTGACGGCAGAGAAGATGATGGTGCTTATAGTGTTATAGATGATGAAGGAAATCAAACACTATACATTTTTGAAGAAGAAGATGATGCCGTTAGATTTGCTATGATGCTAGAAGAGGAAGAATATCCTGAAATGCATGTAATGGAAGTTGATAAAGAGATAGTTGTATCTATCTGTGAAGTCCACGATCATAATTATGCTATAATAACAAAAGATGACCTTGTGATTCCCCCTGAAGTAAATGATATTATTTGAAAAAATCCGTTGGAAAAACTTTCTTTCTACCGGAAATCAATTTACAGAAGTTGAACTGAATAAAGAATCTACAACTCTTATCATTGGCAATAATGGTGCAGGTAAGTCAACGATCTTAGATGCGTTAACTTTTGTATTGTTTGGAAAATCTTTTCGTAAGATTAATAAACCACAACTCATTAACTCTACGAATGAAAAGGATTGTCTTGTAGAGATTGAGTTTACTATTGGTTCTACTAACTGGATGATTCGTAGAGGAATCAAGCCAAGTTTATTTGAAATTTATAGAAATGATACTTTGTTAGACCAGAATGCTTCGGCAGTAGAGCAACAGAAGTTTCTGGAACAGGTTATTCTTAAGATGAACTATAAGTCTTTTACTCAGATTGTCATCTTGGGTAGCAGTAACTTTGTTCCATTTATGCAACTGGCGACATCAAGTCGCAGAGAAGTTATTGAAGACTTGTTGGATATTAAGATTTTTTCTTCAATGAATAATATTCTGAAAGAAAAGATTCGGGGTATCAAGGATAATATTCGCACCTTAGAACTCAAGAAAGAATCTGTTAGTGATAAAGTTCAGATGCAGGAGAACTTTATTGAAGAACTTGAGAACCGTGGAAAGAAAAATATTGAGGATAAAGAATTTAAGATTGGCAAACTCCTTGTAGAAGAAAATAATTGGATGGGAGTCAACGAAGAAAAAAATAGAAAACTATTTGAACTCCAAGGAAAACTTGAAAGTTATAGTGGTGCTACGGAAAAACTTCGTAAATTTGGTAATCTAAAGGGAAAGATTTCTAACAAAGTATCAACTATTACTAAGGAACATAAATTTTTCTCACAGAATACGGTTTGTCCTACCTGTACTCAGGATATAGAAGAATCGTTTCGGTTAAATAAAATTGAAGACGCTCAAAATAAAGCAAAAGAGTTGCAATCTGGATATAAAGATCTGGAGGAGGCAATTAAAAATGAGGAAGAACGAGAGCGTCAATTTACTGTTCTATCAAAGGAGATCACTTCCCTAACACATGGCATTTCTCAAAACAATACTAAGATCGCTGGATGTCAACGACAAGTCAGAGATCTGGAATCGGAAATTCAAAAAGTTACCGAACAACTTGCAAATAGAACTGCTGAGAATGAAAAGTTAGATATCTTCAAAGAAAACTTAAAACAAGTATATGATGACTTGTCTGGGGAAAAAAATCTGATTCAATATCATGACTTTTCATACTCTTTGTTAAAGGACAGTGGAGTAAAATCCAAAATCATCAAAAAATATTTACCTCTGATTAACCAACAGGTTAATAGATATCTTCAGATGATGGATTTCTATATTAACTTTACGTTAGATGAAGAGTTCAACGAAACGATTCAATCCCCTATTCATGAAGACTTTTCTTATTCTTCTTTCAGTGAAGGTGAAAAACAACGTATTGACCTAGCACTTCTCTTCACTTGGAGGGAAGTTGCAAAATTAAAAAATTCAACTAATACAAACCTCCTTATTCTTGATGAGATTTTTGATTCTTCCCTTGATGGATTTGGAACAGAAGAGTTTCTTAAAATCATCAGGTATGTGATTAAAAACGCAAATGTTTTTGTCATCTCTCATAAGAGTGGAATGGAAGACAAATTTGAAAATGTTGTGAAGTTTGAAAAAACAAAAGGTTTTAGTGGAATTGTAAAATGAAAGTATTGATCACAGGACATAAAGGTTTTATTGGTAGTAATGTTTATTTGGACTGGCAAGAAGAACTTGGAAATGTAAACGTTGATGGTATTGATAGACCTGATGATGTGAGTAGTTTTTCTGGAGGTGACTATGATCTTGTAGTTCATCTTGCAGCATATGCAAACATTAGAGACAGTCTTGAAAATCCCCAACTGTTTTATGAGAACAATGTAGTCAAAGCAAAACCACTCTTTGACTGGTGTCAAGAAACAAATACTAGACTCCTTTATGCGTCTTCTAGTGCAGTAGAAGAAGACTACTGGGAAAATCCATATGCGATGACAAAATGGGTAAATGAAATGATGGCACCAAAGAATTCAGTGGGAATGCGTTTCACAACAGTTTATGGTCCTGATAGTAGGAAGGACATGATGTATCGTATGCTTCAGGATAAAACTGCTAAGTATGTCACGAATCATAAGCGAGACTGGATTCATGTGAAGGATGTATGTCGTGCTATTCGGTATCTTGCAAGTAGTGACATTACTGGTCCTGTATCTGTTGGAACTGGAAACTCTGTTTCTGTAAAAGATCTAGCAGAAAAGATGGGTATGGGTCACCTACCAGTAAAGGAAGTGACACCAGGAGAACGTCAAGACAATGCTGCCGATGTTACACTTCTGAAAAGTACTGGATGGTTTCCAAGCATTAATGTTCTTGATACAGTTTAGAGAAGTAAATTTATAAATACTTAAAAAGTTTACTTAAAATGGATTATAAAGATTTGCGTAGTATTCAAGAATCATACAATGCAATGTATTCTGAAGAAGTAGTTGAAGAAGGTTTGGCAGGTATGGTTGATAAGGCAACCAAAGCAGGTCAAGCTGGTTTGGAAAAAATGGGTGTAAAAATCAACCGCACTCCTAGACCAACTGCTAGACCAAGTGTCAGAACACAAGACACTATGCGTCAAAATCAGTCTAGTATGGAAGAAGTCGATGTCTTTGATATCGTCAAGGGTCATCTGATTGATGAGGGTGCAACCGAATCTGAAGCACTCAAAACAATGTTTTCAATGACTGAAGAAGAAATTAATGCAGTCATTGAAGCATATACCGTAACTAATGCAGACAAAAAAGGTAACACCCCTGCATATCAAAACTATATGAAAGGTATGAAAGGTAAAGATGGTAAACCCGTGTATCAGGCAGCACCCCACCTGAAGGGAGTCTGAACCACTTTTATAAGTGTCTACAGGGAGGTCTTCGGACCTCCTTTTTTTGTATAATAGATTCATACGCAACCAAGCAATGGCAGTTTCGCACGAAATCAAATCTCAACTTGCCAAACTGTTGGCAACTGAAGATCTAATTGTGGAGCATCGTCAGGTTGAAACTGCACAGTTCAACGTTCAGACTCGCGTTTTGACCCTTCCCCAGTGGGAAAAAGCAAGTAACGTTGTTTATGATATGCTTGTCGGACACGAAGTGGGTCACGCTCTCTTTACTCCAGACCAGGATCCACCCAAAGGTATTCCTCATACCTATATCAATATTGTTGAGGATGCTCGTATTGAGAAACTGATGAAGCGTAAATATCTGGGTCTTGGTAAAACCTTTTATCGTGGATACAAAGAACTTTCTGACGAAGACTTCTTCGTTCTAAAGGATGAAGATGTTTCTAAAATGAGTCTGCCTGATCGTATCAATCTTCACTTCAAGATTGGTAACTATATTGATATTCCCATTTCTTCTGGTGAAGAACAGGGGTTGGTTGATATGATTGCTGCTTGTGAAACGTTTGAAGATGTGATTGCTGCTTCTGAAGCACTCTATAAGCACTGTAAAAAGGAAAAGGAACAAGAAAAAGTTGCTGACATTCAACAGCAACCTCAGCAAGATCAAGAAAGTTCTGGTGAAGAAACTAAAAAACAGATACCTCAAATTGAAAACCAAATCTCTGAAGATACTGGTGACAGCGATAGCGAAGAAAGAGAAAAGCAAGATACTCAGAACCTGAACACTCAGATTGGTGCTGGAGACACTTTTGATGGTGAAGTTCGCACTGTAGATACTCTCAATGACAAACTTAAAGAGTTGGTGTCTAAGAGTGGCATTGATAACACCTATGCAGAACTTCCTAAAGTAAATCTTGATACTATCATTGCTAATAATTCTGAGATTCATGATCACATTGATGAGTATTTCAATCTTCAAAGTGCCCGTTTCGATACTATCTTTGACAATGTTGATGCTGAATATAAGGAGTTCAAAAAGTCTGCTCAGAAAGAAGTCAATTATCTTGTGAAAGAGTTTGAATGTAAGAAAGCAGCGGACTCTTATGCTCGTGCTACTACATCAAGCACTGGAGTCTTGGATTGCTCTAAACTGCACACTTACAAGTACAATGAAGATCTATTCAGAAAAGTTACCACTCTGAGTGACGGTAAGAACCATGGTTTAATCTTTGTACTTGATTGGTCTGGTTCAATGTCTAGTGTTCTTAAGAATACTTGTAAGCAACTTTACAACCTTATCTGGTTCTGCAAGAAAGTTTCCATTCCTTTTGAGGTTTATGCTTTCACTAATGAGTGGATTCGTCAGTATTATGATTATAAAGTTGAGAATTACGTTCAATCAAATGCTCAACCTCATTATGAAAAGAAAGAAGGACTTCTATGTGTGTCTGATCAGTTTTCAATGATGAATCTTCTTACTAGTAAAACTAACGGTAAGGAACTTGAGCGTCAGATGATTAATATCTGGAGGATTGCTAATTACTACTCTAGTTCTTGGGGTTCTTCTTATTCTATTGCAGAACGACTTTCTCTTTCTGGAACTCCTCTGAATGAAGCACTGGTTTCTCTTCATCAAATCATTCCTAAGTTTCAGAAGGAAAATAAACTACAGAAAGTTCAGTGTGTTGTTCTGACTGATGGTGAGGCAAATTCACTTCCACGTCACGTTGAAATCAAAATTGGTGATTCTAAACCTTATATTGGTGCTCAACGTTTGAACGGTGGTATTAGCTTTATCCGTGATCGTAAGTTGGGAACTACTTATGCTGTTGGATATAATTTCTTTAAGTTCTCGGAAATTCTTCTGAACAATCTTAAGGATAATTTTCCACAAGTGAACTTTATTGGTATTCGTGTCGTTTCCTCTCGCGATGCAAGTGGTTTTATAAAAATGTATTGTGATCTTGGTTCTAAAGAACACACTGCTATTCAAACTGAGTGGAAGAAGACTAAAAGTTTTTGCATCAAAAACTCTGGATATGATGCATATTTTGGTATCTCTGCATCTGCACTTTCTCAAGAGACTGAATTTGAAGTTGATGAAGGTGCAACAAAAGCAAAGATTAAATCTGCTTTTGTCAAGTCTTTGAAGACTAAGAAACTAAATAAGAAAGTTCTTGGTGAATTTATTTCTCTGGTGGCATGAACTGGAAAGAAATCGCACTTCAAAGTGAAACTAACCCTAAGATCCGTAAGGTTCTTTTAGAGGGTCCTAAGAAATTAACAGATGCATGGTTGCTAGCTGCAATGAAATTTAAGTATGGTCGGTTTGAAAAGTGACCCATGATTATTTGAGATCCCTCTTTTTTACCCTATAATAACTTCAGTTCAAACAAACAACATGTCTCTCTCACCTGAGTTCATTCGCACTTCCCTTCAAGGGTTGTATGGTGAGTCTGTTGCTGCTGCTGATATTCGTGCCTGGTGTGCTATGAATGGCGCGAACTACCAAACTGTCACCAACAAACTTGCTGATTACAAAACTAGTCGTGGAAAGTGGAACTTGACCGTTCAAGAAAAACTAGAGCAAACCTATCAGGCACTACCTGCTATGCCTGCTATCAAACAAAACCTTATTCCTGCAAAAGATGATACCTTCGTCAGCTTTGGTAACTTCGCTGATATTAAAAAAATTATTAAGTCCGGTCTGTTCTATCCAACGTTCATTACGGGTCTTTCGGGTAATGGTAAAACGTTCTCTGTGGAGCAAGCATGTGCTCAAACAAAACGAGAACTTATCCGTGTAAACATCACAATCGAAACAGATGAAGATGATCTCATTGGCGGATTCCGCCTTGTCAATGGTGAAACCGTTTGGCACAATGGTCCAGTCGTCGAAGCCTTGGAGCGCGGTGCGATTCTATTGCTTGACGAGATTGACCTGGCTTCCAACAAAATTCTTTGCCTTCAATCAATCCTGGAAGGAAAAGGAGTTTTCTTGAAGAAGATTGGTAAGGTTGTTCAACCTACCGATGGTTTCAATATCGTTGCCACTGCAAACACTAAGGGTAAAGGTTCTGATGATGGTCGCTTTATTGGTACTAATGTTTTGAATGAAGCATTCCTGGAGCGTTTTCCTGTGACTTTTGAGCAAGAATATCCGACAGTTGCTATTGAGCAGAAAATTTTGAACAAATTTTGTACTGATGAAAATTTTTGTATGCGACTTGTTGATTGGGCAGATATCATCCGTAAGACCTTTTATGATGGTGGTATTGAAGAAATCATCAGCACTCGTCGTCTGATACACATTATCAAGGCATACAACATCTTCCAAGACAAAGCAAAGGCAATTCAGGTTTGTGTGAATCGTTTTGATGATGAAACCAAGCAAGCATTCCTTGAACTATATGATAAAGTTGATGCAGATTTCCAAATGCCTGTAGAAAATAATAGTACCGATGTGATTGACACAGAGGTTTCATTTTGATATAATATGACTAACTCATGGTCCTTTCTATTTGACGAATTAAATATGTCTAATCAAAATTATTGGGAAGATGGCGGATTCAGTTTGACAGGTAATCCTCCTTATCAGGCAAATACTGCATCTTCAGACACTAGTGTTTTTAGTAGTTCTTATCTTGCAGGTGATAGGGGTAATGACCATATCTCATTTATTGGCAATGATGCTCGACCAGCAGCACAGATTCCCGTTACTCTTGGAGGAGAAGATACTATTACTTTTAATATGAATCAACCTTTTAAATCAACACCCACACCCACACTTACACCTTCAACTAACACTAAGCAAAAGTATAGTGAAGATGTAATCATTAAAGAACTAAAAGATTACATCACTAGAACATATGACCAGCACTATTCTGCTGGTTCTGATAAGATTCAGACTCTTGATCTTATCGAAGCTTGTGGTGATGGTGAGGCATTCTGTCGCAGCAACATTCTCAAGTATGCGTCACGATATGATAAGAAGGGAACTGCGCGTCGTGACATTATGAAAATTCTGCATTATGCTGTGCTCCTAATGCATTTCAACGATAAGAATGCACAACGTGAAATCTACCCTCAATGAAACTGAAACCATCCAATACTATGAAACTATCTGATCGCACAATCAATCTTCTTAAGAACTTCTCTTCTATCAATCAGTCGATTCTTTTTAAAGAAGGCAACTCTCTTCGCACTATTTCTGTGATGAAGAACATCCTTGCAGAAGCAAATATCGGAGAGGATATTCCTCGAGACTTTGGTATCTATGACCTTAATCAATTTTTGAATGGTCTTAATCTACATCAAAGTGCAGAACTTGACTTTCAGAACGATGGTTATGTGGTTATTAAAGAAGGCAGGTCACGATCAAAGTATTTCTTTGCAGACCCTAATGTCATCGTGACTCCTCCAGAGAAGTCTATTTCTCTGCCTACTGAAGATGTATGTTTTACTCTTGACACCAATCAACTTGATAAACTACTGAAAGCAGCAGCAGTGTATCAACTGCCAGACCTTTCTGCTGTTGGTGAAAATGGTGTTGTTAAACTTGTTGTTCGGGATAAGAAAAACGAAACATCTAATGACTTCTCTGTTATTGTTGGTGAAACTGAAGATGAGTTTTCTTTCAACTTCAAAGTTGAAAACATCAAGATCATTCCTGGTTCTTACGATGTTGTTGTATCTAAGAAACTTCTTTCTCGATTCAAGAGCACTCAGTATGATTTGACTTATTATATTGCTCTGGAACCCGATTCTACATTTGCAGATTGATATGAAAAGGTGGGAAGTTACTTATAAACTCCCTGCTACGGGGAGTAAGTATCATAAGACAATTGTGGAAGCAAATTATCAACATGATGCAAAGAAGATTGCACAAGCTCAAATTCCTTCTGCTATAATTTGTGGAGGTCCACAACCTGTAAGATGAAAACAATTACATGGATGAGAATAGTTGGCAGTATCGGAGTTATTACCGCATATTTCACTATCCTACATATCAATGTTTTGGTTGGTGTGATAATTAATTTCATTGCCGACCTTGTGTCAATTCCTTACTTTGTGAGGACTAAGGCATGGGATGTTGTTATAATGCTATCATTTCTTCTGAGCATCAGTATCAGCAAACTATTATCATAAACATTTTTATATAATTATGAATCGTAATGAATTTCTTTGGGTCGAAAAATATCGCCCCAAAACTATTGATGAGTGCATTCTTCCTGAGTCTACTAAGAATACCTTTAAAGGGTTCCTAGATAAGGGTGAGGTTCCTAACCTTCTTCTTTCTGGTCCTCCTGGTATAGGTAAGACCACTGTCGCTAAAGCCCTCTGCAATCAACTTGGAGTAGATTCTTATGTCATCAATGGATCCGATGAAGGTAGATTTCTTGACACTGTACGGAATCAGGCCAAGAACTTTGCTTCGACCGTATCACTTTCGTCAGATGCAAAACACAAAGTCATCATCATTGACGAAGCTGATAACACAGGGAACGATGTACAACTCCTCTTACGGGCAAATATTGAGACGTTTTATAACAACTGTCGATTCATCTTCACCTGTAACTACAAAAACAAAATCATCGAACCCTTACATTCTCGGTGTGCCGTCATCGACTTTGGAATCAAGGGAAAAGAACGACAGGAAATCGCAGCAGGATTCTTCAAACGTCTCCAAGAAATCTTGGGTACAGAAAATATTGAATATGATAACAAGGTCCTGGTAGAACTTATCAATAAGCACTTCCCAGACTGGCGTCGTGTTCTTAATGAGTGTCAAAGATACTCGACTAGCGGAAAGATTGATTCTGCTATTCTTGCTACCTTCTCTGATGTTTCTGTAAATGACCTTATCAAAAACCTTAAACAAAAGAACTTCACTGAAGTTCGTAAGTGGGTCGTTAATAATATGGATAATGATTCTGCGACACTTCTTCGTCTTATATACGATGCTCTCATGACAACCCTTGAAAACAATAGCATTCCTGCTGCTGTACTTATTTTTGCTAAGTATCAGTATCAGATCGCATTTGTTGCCGACCAAGAAATCAATTTCCTTGCTTGTTTAACTGAGATTATGTGTGAATGTGAATTCAAATGACAGAAGAGCAACTAGAAAAAGAACGTCACATTGATGACGATTGTGAAGTTGTCAATAACTTCTATCGCGCTAAATATTGGCACCCAAACATTCCATTCTATCTCCAGGATGAAAATGGAGACACATATGAGTTTGGTTGGAAACTCATTTATCAATATATCGAGAATCTAAATGCTTAATGTAAAATTGTTTCGTATCGTGACTGGTGAAGAAGTTATCGCAGAAGTTCTTTCTGAAGATGACTCTACTGTGACTGTTCAGAATGGTCTAGTTGTTCTTCCAACTGGTCAAAGTATTGGTTTTGCCCCTTGGGCGACCGTTGTTGATGAAGACAATCGTGAACTGGTTGTATCTAGAAATCATATTGTTTACATTGGAGAAATTTCCTCTAGTATCAAGAAAAAATATAATGAAATTTACGGAAGTAAATTGATTACTCCTGAAGACAAAAAACTTATTTTATGATTATGAAAAAGAAACAACGATGTCAAGTTAAGTCCAGATTCTATTATATTTTCTGGGGAACTGCTACGGTAGCAGTAGTTTTAGGTCAACTTTATGTTGGTAGTGGATACCGCATTTTGCATAATGATATGCAGAATTTATTGCAAAAAGTTGATGGCGTTCTTCTTCGTGCAGATGAACCCAACTACCTATGAAATCTCATAAAACTCCTTTAAGGTATCCTGGTGGCAAGTCTCGTGCCTGCACTAAAATGGATCAATACCTCTTGAAGGTATCTGATTCTAAAGAATACCGTGAACCTTTTTTAGGTGGTGGTAGTGTAGCAATTCACATTACTAAAAGTATCCTCATCTTGATGTGTGGGTCAATGATCTGTATGAACCTCTTTATAATTTTTGGAGAGTTCTTCAAGATGATGGTAATGCTTTATATGAAACACTATGTGATTTAAAATCTAGACATCCAGAACCAGAATCTGCAAAAGAACTATTCTTAAAATCAAAGGAGTATTTAAATGATGAATCCAATAATGATTCTTTACAGCGTGCTGTCAGTTTTTATACTAT